ATGTGCAACGTCGCTCAGTACAGAGGGATTTGAAAGCTGTTTCTCCATCTGGTTAAAGGCATTGATGTATGCCTCTTTGAACCGGGCAGCACGTTTCCCCGTGAAGCCCATGGCAAGAAACGCAAAACCGTCGCGGGTGATTTGGTAACAAGGGAGTTTGCGGCCTGTGCAATCGGTGTAATCACTGGGCTGAAAATTCAGCTCAGTGAATTCAACAGAGCACTCAAGCGTCTGGATTTTTTGAATAACGTTTTTGTGCTGCTTGCAGAAATATTCGGCAACGGCCAAAGAAGAGGTAACAGCCTTCCCATGGATAACATCAATTTTAGGGTGAGTTTGGGTAGGGGTGGTTGCCATAGTGACATCCTCATGTGCGAATTTTGAAAACTCACCACATGGGACGCCAATCACAGAGGTGGTGAGACGTACAGGGTTGGCGTAACCGGTCGCACATGACCCCGGCGCATCTTTCGATGCCCCTGCACGCCCCACCATAATTTGGATGTGAGGAAACGTGCGCAAAAAAACCGCTGAAGCGCGGTTATGCGCATGTGCGAATTTCAGGACGCCAATCCCGGCACCCGCTTTATAAGGTGCCTGAACAGTGTAACGTCCCGGAATTGCAGAATCAATATGCTGGTGGTCCTTCACACTCAACAAAATCACGCCTGAATTTCCACAAAGGACTAAAGCACTCATGCGGGTAGTCTTTGCGAAGATAGATAACGCGCTGTGTTTCTGGCTCCCAACGAATAACATGGACATAAAGCCCTCTTCCGTCACGAAACCAGCGGTTAAGTTCCTGCACAACTCGCCCCCCACAGTCAGGTAAAGTTCTCTGTGGTTACTTACAGCCAGGTGATTTGGTAATCTGCATTCATGCCGTAACAACAGGTGTTCAGCGACGCTGACCACCAGCTGTTGCGACAAACGGTTATTTGCCGTTAAACTATTCATGCGTTAGTTTCTCCACAACCAGAAGCAATCGACGCCACGACGCCCGGAGCTGCACACTCGCGGGCGTTACTCTTTTCTGGAGCGCAGAAGATTTTGTAGACCAGTGCTGCATGCTCCTGGAGCTTCGAAATTGAAAGATACAGTTCGTCGTTAATTGCTGTCTTCTCATGCGGTTCCACTACACCGTCTTCGATTGCTGAACGAATCTGTCTGGAATAACTGCCGATCTGTTCAATGACTTCCAGCAGGCGCTGGTTTATATCGGCGTTCTCTACTGCCTCAATTTCAGGAAGCGATACGAACACCCCACCAGCAGACTGTGCGACAGCATCCGCAATGTAGTGAGTGCCAGCCGCACGCTGTAAAACCATTGCCCATCCCAGCGGGAAAATCTGATCGCCATCTGCACGAAGGCGGTTGAATAATGCGTTCTCTGTTACATCCAGCCACTCAGCAGCTTCAGCGTAACCCCCCGGCAACGCCGCGATAGTTTTTCTGACAGCTTTCACGTACCACTCAGGCTGTTTTTCCACTTTCCAGTGATGATTACCCACGGCTTACCTCCTGTTCCTGTGGTTTAAACCCATTCTGGTTTTGGCTAGATTGAAAACGTGCCGGATAAAGAATCTGCATTTCGCTGATTTCACCCTTAAAAAAATTGGCCAGACGTTCTGCAAGATCGATAGATGGAATTTGTTCCAGTCTTTCAATACGACTCAGCGTCGCTGGATTGACCTGAACGCCCGCAGCAACATGCTGCAAAGTAAATCCGTGCGCCTTACGCACATTCCGTAATGGTGATTGCATATAACCTCCACATATTGCGTGATGAGCATATTATTTCACGCAAATATTTTGCGCAAGTTGATTTGCTTAACGCGCAATAAAGAAATGTAATAAACGCATGAACATAGGAAACCGAGTCAGACAACTTCGCCAGGCGAAGAACATGAAAATCGCCGATCTCGCTGAAGCAATAGGAGTGGATGCGGCGAATATCTCACGCCTGGAAACAGGTAAGCAGAAACAATTCACTGAACAAGCCCTGAGTAATATTGCCAGGAGCTTAGGTGTTGATATCGCTGATCTCTTTACCTCAGACGTCAAAAGTAATACTGTATGTAAAAACAGTATTGGTGAGGATGTTGCGCAGGTGAAGGATGTATTCCGTATTGAAATGCTGGATGTCAGTGCCAGTGCGGGAAATGGCCTTATCCAGGGCGGTGATGTCATTGATGTGATTCATGCCATTGAATACAGAACTGATAATGCTGTATCGATGTTTGGCGGACGGCCAGCCAATCACATTAAAGTTATCAACGTTCGTGGGGACAGTATGTGTCCAACCATTGAGCCAGGAGATCTCATCTTCGTTGATATCAGTATCAATCAGTTTGATGGGGATGGTATATATGTATTTGGTTTTGATGATAAAATTTACGTCAAACGACTGCAAATGATACCTGATAAACTGCTGGTAATTTCTGATAATCAGATTTACCGCGAATGGGGAATTACCAGCGAAAACGAACATCGGTTTATGGTCTTTGGAAAGGTCTTAATCAGTCAGTCACAAACCCTTAAGCGACACAATTAACCCCTACCTCAACATCAATTAGCCACCAGAAGGTGGCTTTTCATTACCCACCAAATTGCATATCTCGCAATAAAAACACTTGCATAATGCGCAACTTCATTTTATCTTTCTTTCCAGACATACAAACAAGGTACTAACAAAATTTGGTTGTAACACGGCGTATGGCACATGCGTCGTTAGCGGTCTGGTGACGTTAAAGGGGACAATCCACTCCTTGCTCGGGCAAACAAACCAGGTAGCCGGAATGTGCAAGTCAATGATGATGCTGATAAGACGCCTAACCAGCGTGGCGATTCGGTTTGACGCCTGGGAAGAGACCAGGGTGCAACGATGAGGGCATTTATGGAACCGCGACAAAGTGTGGTGCCGTAACTGGCTAAGTGCTCTCAGCGTTGTGGTAATCCGCGAAATGGCGCGGCGGTAAGTATGGCGGGGTTACTCTTTCCCCGTTGAGGACACCGGGTTGTCAGGTTGACCATACGCCTGAGTGACAACCCCACCACAACAGCCACTGCTTTGGCGGTACCAGTTTGTACACTTGCTTCCGGCTGGTACCGCTCTTTTTACAAAACAGAGAAGAGCATCACCGGACGACGGGCTCATAACCCAATCCATCCGGGCGGCTGCCACCGCAGGTGTTCTTCTCTGTTTTGTGGAGAAACTAATACATTGTGCAGAGGAAAATAGAATGAAATTACCAAAATTTCGTAACGCAATTGTGTACCGAGCAACATTACCTAGTATACAGGCTATTGAAGGTCATCTTCTCGAACTCCCTTATTCTGAAATCGGGGAAACAGAATTTTCACGGTCCTCTTTTGTAGAGAATCCTGTCACTGGTGAACTGGTAACTCCGATATCTGGTGGGTACGCAATGGTAATCCGTCATGATCAGAAAATAATTCCCCGACATGTCGTCATGAAAGAAGCTAATTCTCGAATCCAAACAACCGAAAATATGTCCGGGAATAAATTAAAGCGTGCCGAACGACTGGCCATTATTGATAACGTACGAGTAGATCTATGCAAACAGGCATTTGTTAAGTCTACTCTGATTCTTGCATTGTACAGCACTGATGAGAAATTATTGGTAATCAACACAACCAATAAAATAATAGCCGGTATGGTATGCGCAATGCTGATTAAGGTTGTCGGTTCAGTGAAAACAGAAACAATCAACATCAGTGATATCAAGAATGGACTGACTACACGCCTGAATAACTACATCAATGGTGCAGCCAATGCATTTGAAGGATTCACTGTCGGAAATTATATTCAGCTATCGCGCTACGCAGATCAAAAGGAAATTATTCGCTACTCAGCTGAGCATGAGTCAATTCAAAGCGAACTGGCCGATAGCCTTAGTAGTAGTTTCACTGCTGATAAAATGGAGTTATCCGGTTGCGGTGTGACCTTCATTCTTACCGAAAATTTCCATTTTTCGCGCATCAATACTCAATCTCAGACATTTAATGATGAAGATGATAAAGCATTCCAGTGGCGTCATCAGACTGGCGCTGACCTTTTCCAATTCAGCAAGGTAGTTAATTTGATGTGTGACCTTCTTTCTTACAAAGAAGATAAAAGCCAAAATCCAACAACTTAAAAAAATTGCAGCAATCATCCCATGTCAAATGGGCTGGATTGCTGCAATCAAAATTCAGAGCGGTGCAGCGCATATAAAGTGGAGAACGAAATGTCATTTATTAAAACTTTTTCCGGGAAGCATTTTTATTATGACAAGATAAATAAAGACGACATCGTGATTAACGATATCGCGGTTTCCCTTTCAAATATCTGTCGCTTTGCAGGACATCTTTCACACTTCTACAGTGTCGCCCAGCATGCGGTGCTTTGCAGCCAGCTGGTGCCGCAGGAATTTGCTTTTGAAGCGTTAATGCATGATGCAACAGAAGCGTATTGCCAGGATATTCCCGCTCCACTGAAACGCCTTCTTCCTGACTATAAACGGATGGAAGAAAAAATAGACGCCGTAATCCGTGAGAAATACGGGTTACCCCCGGTTATGCGCACGCCTGTGAAATATGCCGATCTCATCATGCTGGCAACCGAACGCCGCGATCTCGGGCTTGATGATGGCTCTTTCTGGCCAGTACTGGAAGGTATCCCGGCAACAGAAATGTTCAAAGTTATTCCACTGGCTCCGAGCCATGCCTACGGGATGTTTATGGAACGTTTTAACGAGTTATCGGAGTTACGCAAATGCGCATGAATGTTTTCGAAATGGAAGGGTTTCTTCGCGGGAAATGTGTACCACGAGATCTGAAAGTGAATGAAACAAATGCTGAGTACCTGGTACGTAAATTCGATGCGCTTGAAGCTAAATGTGCGGCACTGGAAAACAAAATAATACCAGTGTCAGCTGAACTGCCGCCAGCAAATGAAAGTGTTCTGTTATTTGATGCTAACGGAGAAGGCTGGCTAATTGGCTGGCGTTCTCTCTGGTACACCTGGGGACAAAAAGAAACCGGAGAATGGCTGTGGACATTTCAGGTCGGGGACCTTGAAAACGTCAATATCACTCACTGGGCAGTAATGCCGAAAGCACCGAAGAATAAAAAATGAGCGTGATAAAAACTCATACAGGAATTGTTATCACCCGAGACGGTCCGCAGGTAAAAAAACTGCACCAGACAAAGCGGATGTGGGTCGTCGGAAAAAACGAGTTTTACCACAAAGAAACCGGACGCCGCCACTTTGCAGAAAATACTCGCCGCCGACTGCTGATCGATACCATCAAGCCTATCGAGGTGAAGCATGTTTAAACAGAACGAAAAATCTATCGCTCAAATTGCTGAGTATATCCCGCGTGCGTGCCGGGGTATGCAGTTGCAGGAAGCCAAAGCACGCCTGGAGAAAAAAATTGCGCTCTATATCGATGACGGCTGTGATACTGCCGTTCTTAACGCGGCGTTCGCGCCAGCTCTTAACAGTCATACGCGAAAGTCTTTTTTTTCGTGCATCGCAGCGCAGATCCGTAAAGGAGGCAACCAGTGAGCAACATTAACTATCAGGTACTGCGTGAGGCGGCAGAACGTGCAATTCCAGCAATGGAACGCCTGTTAATGTTGCCAGCTGATGATGATTTGTTAAGTGAACAGGAACTTAAAGATTACGGTGTGGATATTGATGCGCTCAATGCCTTCAAATTTCTGACCGGACCAGAAACCGTGCTGGCACTACTGGATGAACGGGAAAGAAACCAGCAATACATCAAACGCCGCGACCAGGAGAACGAGGATATTGCGCTTACGGTTGGGAAGCTGCGCGTTGAGCTTGAAGCAGCAAAATCAAAACTCAACGAGCAGCGCGAGTATTACGAGGGAGTTATCTCTGATGGGTGCAAGCGTATTGCTGAACTGGAAGCGCGGGAAGTTCAATTACCGACTCGCTACGACCTTCGATATGGACACCCGATAAATGCAGATGAGCGACAAGTCATGATACCTAAAGAAAATGGCAGTTGGCTTTACCTGATTGACCTAGAACACGCATTACGCGTCGCTGACATTCGCATCAAAGGAGAGTGATATGGCAACTTTGACAAAAAAAGAACAAGCATGGTTGAGCGAATTACAGGACGTTCTTGATCGCTGCCCATCACCGAAAAAAATTGGTTTTTACACCATTGGCGATAAAAGCATTTACCTGTATGACCTGCGCCGCATGGATGAAATCATGGAGGCTCTTGATAATCGTTCGTCAATGGATTGGTGTGTTGCTGTTCATGATATGAATGCCGGATTTGATGAAAAGATTTTATTCCCCTCATCAGTTGAAAGTACAGCAGGATAAGGACTAACACATGACCACTATTACCAAAGAGCGACTGCTGACAATCAGGCAGTGGCGCGAAACATACGGACCTGGTAGCAACGTTGTACTGCCAGCAGAAGAAGCGGAAGAACTGGCACGAATTGCTCTGGCATCGCTGGAAGCAGAGCCGATAGGTTTCCGTTGCAGGCGCAATGATAACCTTGGTGATTGGAGTTACGTATATCAT